CATGGCATCCAGTTATACTTTCTGATGGAAGGTGGGTATGGTTGGAACGTGTATTCTGGAGACTAGAATATATCGATAGATTAGGTTCACGTATATTAAGTGGTTTCGAATGGAAAAGGAGCATAGAAAATGAGTATTAGAAATAAAGCAATTTATGAGATGGATAAGGCCGGTTTTGAAGAGACCGATAAGGATGCGGTGAAAAAAATCCTTGACATCTTTTTTGAAACATGGGATTCTGGCGGCGCAGTATGGGCCATGGCACCTGTTCTAAATCGTCTGATTTGTAGCAAGTGTCTGACTCCCCTGACGGGCGAAGATGACGAATGGATGAACATCACCGAGCATTTAAATGGTCAGGATATTTATCAAAACATCAGAATTAGTAGCGTTTTCAAGGAGCCTGACGGTCTTGTCCATGATCTGGACAATCCAAAGGGTCCAAGAGAGCCTATTACCTTCCCCTACTTCCCGAGAGAAGCCGTGGTGGCCGATCCGGTAATTTCTTTCTAAGGAGATGATAATGTTGTCTGAAACGACGGATGGATTTACAAAAGAATTTAATACGTGGTTATCGAATCGGTATCACGTACTTTCCGACTTGATGCCGGTGACACCTATCGTGGAGGCTAAAGCTGTTTATGATATGTTTAGTACTGGTCTTATTTTTGGATGATGGTAAGCCTCTTTTGGCTAGTCATAAGAAATTCAAGTCGAAGTCTGATATCGAAGAATTTGTACTTTATCCAATAGATGCACGTTTTATTCTTCTGGATTATTGGTACGATCCAAAAGAAGATGAATACACAATTAGATACAGCAAAGAAGATAATTTCTTCAAAGGAGTTTAAAAATGGTTGATGGTTTTAATGACGTGGTAACGGGTACCGAGGAAGTCAATGCTGGTCATCTACGCGCCTTCGTGGAGCGTATCGAGCGTCTCGCTGAAGAGCAACAGGCCTTGAAGGACGATATGAAGGAAATCTATGCGGAGGCCAAGGGAACCGGCTTCGACACGAAAATTATTCGTAAGATTATCTCGATCCGTAAGCAGGATCGTGAGATTCGACGTGAGGAAGAGGAAATCTTAGACCTCTACATGGATGCTCTGGGTATCAACTGAGATTGTCATTGATATTCCTATTTTTTTCGTATAAATAGGATGTAGAATTATTCCTAGGAAACCAAGCTTGGTGCAAGGTCTTGCCTGTTAAGCAATGATTAGCTGGGTTCGATCCCCAGACTAGGAGCCAGTTTAGAAGTTAACTTATTCTAGTGGTAGCAGATACCGCGCCAAGCGGAGGCAGAGTGTTCGATTCCTCTAGTTAACTTCTAATACATTTAGAATGATAGTTTAGTTTAAAAGATAAAACTTCGGCTTTATATCCACGAAATGTGGCTCAGTCCCACAACTATCATTCTAATGTATCATAAATGAGACGTAAGGCCGGATAATGCATCATATATGAGACATAACGAGATTTACGACACCATGTTCAACATGGCCCTCGCCGTCGAAAAGACATCCAACGCCAAGATGGTTTCAGGAATTTTTAGAAGAACTAAACTGATTTCCTTCGGCGTCAACTCCAAGAAATCCCATCCCTTCCAGAAGAGGTTCGGCTCCATCGAAGAATGTATTTACCTACATTCTGAAATTGATGCTATCAAAAATGCCCTGCGTGTGATATCCTTGGATGATCTAAAAAGGTGTTCGATTTACGTTTCTAGGGTGAAAAAGGACAAGCCGAGGGGAAAATATGTCTCAGGCCTCGCCAAGCCATGTGCCGGATGTATGAATGCCATCGCCGCCTTTGAAATTAAAAGCGTCTTCTACACAGAAGATGATAAAAGAGGCTTTACATGTCAATAAATATCGTATATATTATTCCCTTGTCGTCTAATGGTAGGACACTGGTCTCTGAAACCTGAAACTGTGGTTCGACCCCACACGAGGGAGCCATTTAAATTTTTTGAAGGATTAATATGATCTACCTTTCGATTTATATCCCCCTGTTTCTGACAGTTTTCTTTACGTTGATCGGAACATATGGTATCGCGAAGATTGATGACGCTTTCGGTTGGGTCATTGGACTTGGTGGTTTATCCGCATTATTCGTGATGGTGTTTTTGTTTCGTCTTGTTAATGTTAATGTGGTTGGAGGAGGTTGATCATGTTTAAATATGTGCATGTTATTGTTGGCCTTCCCGGCAGCGGCAAGTCCACTTGGATCAAGGAAAATGTCTTTGATCCGAAAGTTCGTGTTCTTTCGACGGATAACATCATTCAGGATTATGCCGACACGCATGGCATGACTTATAACGAATGCTTCGAAGATCAAATTGGTGAAGCCACCAAGACCTTCTTCAACAGCATCAACGAGGCCGTCAAGGATGGTGTAAGCTTCATCGTGGACCGTACTAATCTCAACAAGAAGTCTCGCAAGAGAATTATGGACATGATACCGGATGATTATATCAAGGTGTGTGTTTATGTTACCTGTGAGAATGATATCTGTCATGAATATCGTCTTCAAAACCGACCGGGGAAGACTATTCCCTCTAGAATTGTCGAGAGCATGAAAAAGTCTTTCGAAATGCCCACCGCCGACGAGGGATTCAAATCTATCGTGCATATCGAGACGGCACCCAACTTAGAATCAGCTTAAGGAGAAAAATGTTAACTAAAAATAAAATTCCTCTTGGAGGGACGGAACTTTTGATGAATCGTCTGAAGGAAGCCGTACCCGAAGATTTGATGAGTAATTTTCAAATTATTCCGACGAGACTCACCGAGTCTCTGGACGAAACAAAAATTAGAATTGCCTACATCCACGACCTTGCCGGTGATCCGTCGCTGGATTATCTGAAATATTCTGGATGGAAAAAGTTCCACCTTCTGGTGTTTGTTTCAAACTGGCAGATGCAATCCTTCATCAAGGAATATAACATTCCATGGTCGAAGTGCATCGTCATCGAGAATTCGATTCTTCCGATTGAAGGCGTGGACGTTAACAAGCCCACCGACACGGTTCGGCTGATCTACACGCCCACTCCCCATCGTGGTCTGAACATTCTCGCCACAGTCTTCCCTAGCCTCTTGGAGAAGTATCCTAATCTAGAGCTAGACGTGTTCTCGTCGTTCGACCTTTATGGATGGTCAGAGCGGGATAAGGAATACGAGGCGCTGTTCGACTTCTGCCGCCAACATCCCAAGATTAATTATCATGGGTCTCAATCTAATGATATTGTGAGAGAAGCCCTTGCCAAGTCTCACATCTTCGCATATCCTTCTACATGGCAGGAAACTTCTTGTTTGTGTCTGATCGAGGCGATGTCGGCAGGGTTGACGTGTGTTCATTCGAACCTCGGGGCTCTTTATGAAACCTCCGCAAATTGGACCTATTCCTACCAATTTCAAGAAGATATCAACAAGCACAGTCTGTCCTTTAAGTCGATGCTTGATATCGCCATTTCAAATTATACCGATGGTTACAACATCGGTGCGAAGCTTCAAAATCAGAAGTCCTATGTAGATCAAATCCATAACTGGAACTTCCGTAAAATTCAGTGGAATAATCTACTGACCCAGATGGTCGGCCTTCCCCGCGAGATGGAGAAGGAAGAGGCCGTTTTCAACTATAAAACCTAAAGGTGTATTATGTCTCTTAAGTTGCGGTTTCATTCGAACGACAAGGGTGCCGAGATTTTAGAAATTCTATCTAATCGCCCTCCAAATATTAAGGATTTGATCCCTAACATTATCCGGCGTCTGGAGAGTGATGAAAATACTTATTACGAACTTGAGAGTTGGGTACATGATTTTGTCGGAGAATACAACGAAATGATGATCCGTAAGGCGTCGAAATTAGAATTACTAGCGGCAGAGCAAGCCGCAGACGACGACGCTGTATATGGTGGAGCCTATGGGGAATTTTATCTATGAATGCACAAGTTATCCTGACAGATGAAAATATTTTTATAACAATTCCTATAAGTGCTTTGAAATTTGCTGCTGCTGTAGCCTTCAATAATGAATGTGGATTTGAAAATCATAAATATTTCATTGAAGATGAAAAGGAATTTGCAAAGAGTCTTTATTATGAACTGACCAGAGAAGAGGAAAATGGTGATACATTAGTTGATCTAATGTTGGATAAGGCAACAATAAATGCCCTTGAACAGGGAGCCGAAGGAATTGGTGGAATAGAATGATCCTTCTTGACTTCTCTGGCACGATGGTAGCCGCCGTCATGCAGTATCTTTTTATGAACGATACGGTGGAGCTAAACGAAGACCTGATCCGCCACATGGTCCTGAAGTCAATTCAGGCCGTTAAGCGTAAGCATCGTGACTATGGGAACGTGATTATTTCCTGCGACTCTCACACTTATTGGCGCAAGGATTTATTTCCTTACTACAAGATCGGAAGGAAGAAGACCCGCGAAGAGTCCCTGATCAACTGGTCTGACGTGTATAAGTACATGCGGAAGATCAAGGAAGAAATTAATGAAAACTTTTCTTATCCGCTGATCGAAGTGGAAGGCGCGGAGTCGGATGATATCATCGCCACCTTGGTAAGGCTTGTTTTTCTCGAAGAGCCCGTCATGATCGTCTCGCGTGACCATGATTTCATGCAACTTCAGCGGTATAAGAACGTCAAGCAGTACAGTTCGGTGGATAAAAAGTTCCTAGAAACGGATGATCCGAACAAATATCTCTTCGAACACATAATTAAAGGCGATTCTGGTGACTCAATCCCCAATATCTTCTCGCCCATCAATTCTGTCGCATTAAATATAAGACAGAAGCCAGCGCATAAGAAAAAGATCGACCTGTGGTGGGAAGATAAAAGGGTGCCTGACGAATTGAAGGAAAGATTTGATCTGAATAGACAATTGATTGATCTGAGCAAGACTCCGATGGAGTTGCAAAAGAAGATCGTAGAGACCTATTTTGTCCAAAAAGATAAACCCAAGAAAAACCTGATGAATTATTTCATGGAGCATAATTTATCAGAACTATTACCAGACATCCAGAACTTTTAAGGAGAATATTTTGAGCCAGCCTACCGCCATCTCGCTATTGCTGAAGACAGCATCCGACATCAAGAAGACCCACACACGAGCCGACCAGATTCTTTATCTCCGCACGGTATTCAACGAGCCCTTACGTTTCATCGTGCAGGGTGCTCTTCATCCCGGCGTCGAATGGCTGCTCCCCAAGGGTCGAATCGACTACAAACCGGCCAGCCGTGATGGAGACTTGGATTCGAAGCTGTATCGTGAATATCGTAAGCTTTACATCTTCTGTAAGGGTGGAGTTGATAACCTTGACCAGCGCAAGCGCGAGAATCTTTTTAAACAGCTTCTTGAATCTGTTCATCCAGATGATGCCGAACTTCTTCTTGCCGTCAAGGACAAGTATCTTCCCTATCCCGGAATTGACTATGAACTATTTCAGGAAGCCTATCCCGGCATTCTCCCTGACCCTGTGAAGGCCCCTGTGGCCGAAGATGTTAAGGCTATCATCACAGGTACCGATGAACTTACTGACGAGGCTCTACAGGCCCTTTACTCCAAGCGTTTCAAGCCTGCCGCAGCGCCGGTATTCGAGCCCGGCGACGACGCTGGCCCTGTAATTGGAACAAATACAAATAAGGGAAAGGTTGTGGTTAATGACGGCGTGAAAAATTTTTTGGTATCGAAGGAAGAAGCTGGAAAGTGGAATCCCGGAAGATTAAAGAAGTAATCTACACCAATCTATACAAACTCGTAATGTTTCTCAATCCATAGGAAGTTTAAAATAAATCTTGAAAAGAACACCTACCTGTATAACAAAATTGTCGAATATCGTCAAAAATATTGTGGCGGTGAAGACGGTAATGGCAAAATTAATTATGTCATTGATTTGAATAGTGATGGAAATATAATCGTGTCGGATTCCGGCAGTTGTCTTACACTTAATACGTCTCTTAATATTTCTGATATATTTGAACAAAAGGATGTGAATGATAAAAATATTACTACTGAGGTTGATATTCTTGAAGGTCTGATGATTGTTTGAACGTGTAGACACATATAATTTAACTTATGATACGATGTTCTCATATGACATAAGAGACGCCCGTCTAGATCAACAAATTTATTCGAACGTATATGACATTATCAAAAAAGTAAGGAACATAAATGCCTAACAACTATACGCTGCTTGACAAGACCACGAACGAAGAGTATGATGTAACAATGTCATACGATGACTTCGTGGCCTTGCTTGAATTTGATAAGAATATTCAACAAGTCTTCCGACCCCTTAACTATGCCTATCGCATCGGAGGCCTCAAGGTTTCCGAGGCTTGGCGTAGCCGTCTGAAGGCGATGAAGAAGGCAAATCCTCGCTCAACGATTCAAATTCCATAATACACTATAGAAGTGTAAAATACCTTGGAATAAGGGAAAGTATAAATAACAATGTCGCCAGAAATTAAGGAAAGGACTTCATTGTTGTCGGTACGTAGTAAGAAAGACCCAATCGTAAAAATTAAAGCGGTAAAGCCTTCTAAGCCATTCATTATACGAGAAATAAAACCAGCAACCATCAACCAAAATAAAGCCTTCAAATCCTACAATAAAGACAAAAATCTGCTGTTCCATGGCATGGCCGGAACCGGAAAATCCTTCATCTCCATATATCTCGCACTTCAAGAAATCATGGATCAACATGATCCAAGTCCATATGAAAAGTTGATTATTGTGCGAAGTGTCGTGCCTACCCGAGATGTCGGATTCCTACCGGGTAGCGTGGTCGAGAAGGCTCAAGAATATGAGGCACCTTACGAGAGCATCGCTGTCGAATTATTTGGTGTCCATGACGCCTACAAACAGCTTAAAAATCGGGAACTTCTTCAATTCAAGACGACTTCCTTCATACGCGGTATTACCCTTAATAACTCCATCATTCTGGTCGATGAGATTCAGAACATGGATGCGGATGAGCTAAGAAGTATCATCACCAGAACAGGCGACAACTGTAAGATTATCTTCTCAGGCGACTTCCGCCAATCCGACTTCCGAGGCCGTGATAAAGAATACAAGCATGACGTGGTAAGCTTCATGGAAATTATCAAGACCATGCCGAATGATTTCGACATCATCGAGTTTGGAATTGATGACATCGTTAGATCGAAGCTTGTCAAGAACTTCTTGATTGCCGAGGATAACTATCTAAAGAATGTCTGATCCTTGGCTGCTAGACGGTAAACCTTTCGAAGAAGAGGATATCCCCGAGGGAAAGATTGGATTTGTTTATCTGATCACCAACCTCGTGGATAACCGTAAATATATTGGGAGGAAAATTTTTTACTCCACCAAGCGGCTTCCGCCCCTGAAGGGAAAGACCCGAAAGCGAAAAAAAATCACAGGCTCCGACTGGCAAAATTATTATGGTTCCTCCGACGAAATGAAGGAATTGATATTGACAATCGGCAAGGTTTCCTTTAGAAGAGAGATATTGCATCTCTGTGGTTCTAAATCCGAGATGTCATATTTAGAAACGAAAGAAATATTCGTTAGAGATGCGCTTTTAAAGGAAGAATTTATAAATCGATGGGTCACGGTTCAGATCAACGGTAATAATTTAAAGGGAATGATGATTGATAAACATTGGTGTGAAAGTGAAGGAAGACAAGAGCCTCTCACAGACTGATCGGCTTGCCATCGCCCTCAACAATCTTTTTAATGATAGTGGTGAAATAAATCGCACCTATCATGGCGTATTTTCTGAACCGTATAATCTCTACACAGGCAAGGGCGAGGAAAACAAAGATTCCAACGTTGAGGCCTTCTGTGATGTGATGATCGACGGCCAGCCGCATTCGTTCGGTTGGCGCTGGTGGGGTAAACGTGCCGAAGTCCTCATCGAAGAGATGAAAAAGACGGCACTTGAACTGAAGGATATATAAAATAAATGAATGATAATGTAAAACGTGGTTTCAAGCGGAAGACGATTGTCGAGACGATTGAACGGAAGATGAATAAGTGGATCAAGTCGATTGACGACGAGAAGCTTCAGAAGCGTGTCAAGGCTGATTATATCGTGACGGGCGGCGCAATCGCCTCCATGCTGCTAGGTGACATGCCCAACGACTATGACGTGTATTTTCAGACGCCAGCCGTTGCCCTCGATCTTGTTAATTATTATCTTGGCAAGGTCACCAAGTCTGATAAGGTCAGCCGAATTTACGCCGAGGAAAGTAATCGTGGTGGCGTCAAGGTAATGATCAAGTCGGCAGGCATTATCCGTTCCGAAGAAGAAGATTTCAAGGATTATGATTATTTCGAGGCCACCAATGGCACGAATATCGAATCCTATCTGGATAAGGAGTCTTTCAAGTCCAAGACGCCTTACACCGTGGCGATGATTTCTTCCAATGCCATTTCTCTGCATGGTGACGTACAGATTATCACCCGCTTCGTCGGTCGTCCCGATGTCATCCATGAGAACTATGATTTCGTGCATGTCACCAATTGGTTTACGGAGGCCTCTGGACTGGTTCTTAACGATGAGGCGCTAGAAGCCATCCTCGCGCGTGAACTTCGCTACGTAGGGTCTCTATATCCAATCTGCACCATGTTCCGCATCAAGAAGTTCCTGAACCGTGGCTGGACCATCACCGCAGGCGAGATGCTGAAGATTGCGTGGGATATTTCGAAGCTTGATCTGGATGACATGGCAGTTCTCTATGATCAGTTGATTGGCGTCGATGCAGCCTACTTCCACCAGCTTATCACCATCCTGAAGAAGGTCGATAGGACCGAACTGGATCGTACCTATCTATTCGAGGCGATTAACCGCGTCTTCGATCAGAAGGACGAATCCGAAGATGAATTTCATGATTTGGTGAAAGATGGGAATTGAGTTTTGGAATCCCGCCGACATCCAATATATTTATTATCCAATCGTTCGAATGCGTTTGATTGATAAGAAATGGTGGAAGGAAGGTAATCATGCTCCTTTCATTGCCGTCAAGGTAACACGAGCAAGGGCGGATGGCACCGAAAGAGCATATGATGAACTTTATTTGTTCAACAGCGTGACCAAGATGGATAATA